ATATCGAAGCCGCTTATTTTAGTAACATGATATCCTACGACAATCGTAAGGCTTGCATCCAACGCTTCACCAGAGCCACCAGAGACGCTAATATCCCCCGTCCAAGTGCCGTCAACTAATTCCACTTCGGAGACGTTTAACTCATCACCTTCGGTCGCATCTGATAAAGTTAAGCTGGCAGACACATCCAATTCATCTGATGAAGTTATTGTTATCTCATACACTTCACCACGAACCAATTCATCAGGCAATCCGGTTATGGAAAGAGATGACCACCCGGGAGGTAAAGCATCATCAGGAGGATAAGCCCATTCAGTAGGCCAGTTATCAGGAGCGCTAGACGCTTCTGTTACTGGCTGTTTGGCTGTATATGAAAAACCCATTAGCGCTCCTTAGTGGCAACAACAGAATCAAGCTTTGTCTCTTCCTTGCTAATCTTATCTTCAAGCTTTGTCTCTTCCTTGCTAATCTTATCTTCAAGCTTTAATATCGCGTCAATTTCGCTGTCGTCCTGCGCGATGATTTTAGCTGCCTTCAGCACTTTGATTTCCTTCTGCACTCTGGCCTTAGCGATATATGCTTGGGCTTTATCTTCGGCCACTTGCTCAACTAGATATAACGCATAAGCTACTTCAAGCTCTTCTGCTGTTGGCTTCTTGCCGAGCGATTCATCCCACTTAGCAATATAAACGCCATGCCCGTCGTTCTGTAAACGCACCCCATTTTCAAAATCTACGGATGGAAAAAGATATTCAATAGCTAGGCCTAAATTCATCTGTTATCCTTATCAGTCGGTAAGGTTATCTATGCGACTCGCCCAAAAACGGTTTTTAATGATACCGACATATGAATCTGCTCCACCAACAGTATTATTGTACGCCGTCACGTCCACATAATCGTCTACGCCGTCAAGATAGATAGACACTGTTGCGCCGCTACTCATATTGCCAGACAGTCCAGCGTCAGCGGCCCGTCCAACTTCATAACGCGTATCGGTTGCCGCATGACGCCTGATTGAGAGGATAATCATTTTGCCGTCTGTTAAACCAACTAACGTGTCGAAGTATCCCACCAGATAGTGGCCGGGCACTAGCGGAACAAATCGGTACGTTGAATCATTATAATATCCGCCAATGTCACTGACCTCTGTATCTATCTCGCGCAGCGTGTGGGTAGCGTAGTCGCATTCCTGAACCGCTGAACTGTAAGCGCAAAAACTCACTTCTCTTAATTGCTGCTCTGCAAACCAGTTTGTGCCATCGCAAAAATACCGAGCCATTTCTCCAGCCACGTAGAGCCGACTTTTGCTTATTCCATTAATCGTTTCGGATGCATTACGGGCAATCTCAATGATTCCACTTGCAGTAAAATAAAACCCTACCCACTCCCCCGTATGTGTCGCAGGACCAGGAAGGTCAACCGCATAAGAAGTTCCGCTACAAACATGCATTTTGCCAAATGCCGTAGAGGTTAGGGAGGTTGCCGCCGCAATAGACACTTCACTCTCGACAAGCTCAGCAAGAATATCGCCACTGCCACCGCTAAGAAAGTTGTCGGCATCTACTTTTTTCAGAACGCCCGAATCAGATGCATCGGCAACTAAAAGAAAGTCTCCCGCAACAGGCGTTTTAACAAACTTATTACTTATAAGGCTTGAATGGGCAGTTAAAGCTGTGCTGCCTGTAATCTCTCCTGTATGAGTAGCGTTTGTTACCTTGCTCGTGTTTGCCGTAACGTCAGTATTATTTGAAACCTCCGTATCGAAATCTGAGATCGTACTAGAGGCCTGCGTACCTGTATGGTTGGCTCTAGCCCTATCGCTGGCATGATAATGAAGTGTGGTATCACCTCCATCTGTAAGGTCTACGTGGTCGTATGTCGATTCGTGAGTGCTAACGGCGCTGGTTGCAGCCCCTGCCGAATCAAAGCTGCTAGAATTACTGCCGGAATCCTTTGGCAAACCATTTGCGTTAAACGAAGCGAAGTTGTTTTCTGTCGCCCCGCTAACCCCGTTATGATCATCCGTGCTATCTATATCATGCAGCTGCTTATGACTATCTTCTTCTAATGTGTCCACGGCTTCTTCAACTGTAGATGCAGCTATGCCCATTGCCTGAAAGGCTTTCCTCACTTCTTTTGGACTGATAGTTTTTGGAATCCGATTCATAGCAATCTCTGCCTTCCGGTTTTCCTTGTTACCCCAGTAATACCCTCCATCGCCCAGCGCAAGCCAGTACCAATAACTTTAAGAACAAACGCCATGCCCCTTGCCGCATCTGGCCTATCTGTGTAATTTATGCCTTCTGTCCAGGTACCAGAATTAACCGCAGTGCCAGCCGTTGCAGCTTCAAATGTTTGCCCGGTATAAACTTCCCAAGTCACCGATCCACTATCATCAGCAAGGACAGCGTTTAGCTCCATGATCTTACCGTCTTGATAACCATCCCCAAGAGCGATAGGCCCATACATCACATAAGATGAAAATGATGTTCCGCAGTCAGAATCAGCAAAGTCGCAATACTGCCTTAACCATCCATCACGACCACCAATAATAACGCTGGATTTCCCGGACAAAGAAGAACTTACACGACATAAAGCAGTAGGCTCATGATCTTCATCAAGTGACATAGGCCAGAATGATTTTCGTGACCAATCCATCCACCAATGCTTTGAGCCGTCATATGAATCCGCAGTGAGATAGATATGAACCCCTCTATCCTGTACGTCGAACTCCATCAAAACAGTTCTTGAGCCTTCAATATTCATAAGCTCTTGCGGGAGTGCATCGCGAGATATAGGCACAGGGTAACTATTACCTCCAGCCGCCATCATATATACGCCATCGCGAGTAAGGAATATAACCTCACCAGATGGACCCAAAGCCCATGCGTTAGCGCTTACAGTTCCCACGGTATTACTAAGATTGTCAAGGGAACCACCAGCGGCAGGATCACCGCGCATAATCCAAAATGAGTTTTCACAACCCAGCAAGAGGTAGTCATCACTATGCGGTATTAATGCGGTAATAGCTTCCCCAGGATTGCCAGTATCGCTTGACACCCCCGCTACGGCAATTTGGGCATCCCCATCCGTAGCAGCGTAATCCCAATCTGTAGCATCATTTTGACGGCTCATATACCAAACATGCGGAGCATAATCAGCCCCACCAAGAACAATCCTATTGCTAAATCTTTCAATGAGTGGGCATGCAGTTGGTACTTGCCCCTCAATTGCATCCAATATAGTTAGAGTGTTTGCGATAGGATCGTACACCTTCAAGGCTCTCTCTACCCTGAATGAGCAATCACCTGTGCCAACAGATTCGGTTAAAGTTACCCCCGCCTCTGCTACGCTTGCAATGCGATACGTATCTTCGACAGCAGTCCCCGTGGTATCGGAAATTACAACTACGTCGGCATCTGGATCAATCTCATAGGCAGTCCAGTCCGATACCCCACTTGCCGTCAATACCGTATCCGCAACCTCACCAGTGCCTTCCCCCTTTATCCGAAGACCATAGTCGGCAATGTAAAGCTTTTGACCTAGCTGAACGGCTTGCAAACAAACATCATCCCGGAGAGTGGCATCGCTAGTTACCTTCTCAAGCCAACCCGCTTCTGATTCGCGATACAAATCGCCACCTGCCGACGCAACCAGTAATGACCTCGTAACAGGCACATCGAAATCATTGCAATACTGAACCCGGAAAGCATTGATCATGCACACGCCCCCTGCGTTAGTGCATTCCATGCCGTAACCAAGACGCAATCCAGTTTGACTTGCAATTGCCTGAGTTAAAAGCAATACTCCGTTCCAATAGCATTTAATCGTATCAACGCTAACTATTACTGAAAACCATCCGGGAGACGCATCTCCAGAAGAATCAGTTGCAAAGTCATAAACCGTGTCAGTGCCATCAACAGTAACCGTCAAGGAGCCGCTATAAAGACCCGTAGCTCCAGATAGGACCAATTCGGCAGTAATACCATCCTGCGCCACGTCTGGTGTCGTGTCGTCCATTCTGGCGAATATCTGATAGCTGCCATGATGTTCACCTGCGCTTGGACAGATATACATTTCCGCTATGTATCGAGAATCAGCATCTATATCGATTAAATCCCGAACTGCCGCGCCGGAATTAAGATCGTAGTCAACCAGAGATAAATTATTAACTACCCCGGGCTCATCCTCGGCCCATGAAGCTTGAC